GCATCGGCACGATAATGCGCCGTCTGCGAGATTCGAGGACACCAGTATTGACGAATCGTTTCACCTTAGGATACTTCGCGAATCGATCCCAGACGATGTGTTGCTCTGAGAACGCGGTCCTGTTTTTGTAGAACCCATTCGCGATGAACAGGGGTACGTAGTCAAGCCAGGTATCCCCCGGTGTCGCACTCAATAGGATCCACAGGTTGTGCTTCGATATCTTGAGAAAGCTCTTAACCCAAGCACCAGATCCAACAACACGCTGCTCATCAAATATGAACACATGATCGCGGTAATCCGCAAACTTCGAGACATTGTTCCAACTCTCGATCGTCACATCATCGCAGTTAGCGCCAAGCGCGGCAAACTCTCCTTCCCACTCGAGAGAGTCTCTCTTCCGCGCAGTGGTGATAACGACGATCGTCTTTGCGTCTGCCTTCGAAAGGGCCCATGAGGCCCCCACACGTGACTTACCCGAGCCGACGCCGCCGACTAGGACATTACCACTATGCAGGAGCCTCAGGGCCTCTTCCTGATGCGAATATAGTTTATTCGTCATCGTCATCGAATAGGAGACACAACAACCGCTCGCGAACCTCCTCAGGGATAGCGTGGTAGAACTCGACGTTGTCGCGAACCCAACCACCGCCTGCAATCGAGCAGCGAGCAATCCACTCCCATGAGAACGGACTCATCGCGCTGATGTTCGTGTGTCCGAAAAGCGAAGTGCATTCCATCCAGTCGACATACCAGTAGCCGTCCTTCTTGTATGAATGCAGCCCGTCGATGGTCGCGTCATAGCCAGTCAACACCAAAGGTGAGAAGTCGGCCGGCGGGTTATCTCGAGGCGGAGTGTCAAACGTCTCTTTGGTCACGCTGAGGTCAGGACCATCTGTCGTCTTGAATGCCATGTTGAATATCTCCTATCTTGTATCACATCTGGATTGTGCGCCCAATGCCGCGCATGAGCACAGTCTTGATGAGTTCTCGGTCTTCCTCGTTGTAGTCGTGGTTGACAAACACAGACTTAACCGTGTCGCCATCCATCTTCGCTCGAGCAACCCAAGAACCCTTGTTCTCGATCGACGGATAACCCTCGATCACGAAACCGTTGAATTCGATGAAGACCTCAGACGACTCAGACGGAACTCCGATAATCGGCGTGGAGGAACGACCATCAAGAAGCTCCACGGATAGTCGAGGCTGGGCCTCGGATCCGACGACCCGACCATTCTGGTAATTGATCCGAATAGTGTACGGTTCGTCATCCTTGATTGAGTTACCAACTGCCCTCTTGGCGATCGCCAGAAGACCCTGGTTGATCACCCTCTCAGAATCGGGATCTCGGTTGAACTGAACCCCGGGGTCCTTCATTCGTGTCTTTGTCTGTTCGGGAATCTGTGCCATTAGAGAGCCTCCACTCCAGGGTTCTTCCTAAGTGCGCTCTTGATCGAAATCCGGGAGGCACTCGTAATCTTCGGGTTGAATTCAGCGTTGTTGGCCCACCACGAACCGTACTTAGCGCCCTTGCCGAATCCGGGTTCTTCCTCATCGCCGCGCGTCGTGGCGCGCATGATCCAGTCATCGACGGCGTCGATCACAGTCTCCTTGGTGTGGTCGGCAGCATTTCGACCATCTACAAAGAAAGTGATCTTGTGGACGGACCAGATGTATTCCGTAGTCACCGGGTCGCTACTACCGGCGATGGTCTTGTTGACCTGCTCGCCCATAACAGTGCCCTCGATCTGAATTGAGAAGCCCGAGTAGTCACCATTCGCAGGGATAAATCCATTTCGGATGTTGACCACGGCCGTGAAGTTGTCACGGTCTAGCACGGGGTCATTCGATCGATCAAGGACAGTAGCCAGATACCGCGCGACGTCCTGCGCACCTCCCTCCTTAAGCTTCTTATTCGGCTTGAAGTATTGGGTAGACCACGTACGGTCATTCGGGACAATGGTTTCGAACCAGTTACTCATAGAACCAGTTCTCCTTCCTCTTGTAGCTGCGCCCAGATGATATCATCTCGACGCCTCCGTGTTTTTCGGACATCCGATCGAGTCCCCAGAAACAGGTTATCGAGCGAATTGTTCTCGAGGTCCCCATCTGCGTGACAGACACAGAGACCCCTATCCGGCCACCTCTTGTAGAAGGCAGCCCAGATCACCGATGCGACCGAACGTTCTCGAGCCTCACCGGGAGTTGTGTACAGTCGAACGTAGCGCGTGTTGCCTCCGCGCTTGAACGGCCGAAGTGTTACGCCAGTATCCTTCCGACGAATAGTACCCAGACGATTGGCTTCGTAGTGGTTAAAGCCAGGCACATCCGCCCAGATGTCGGCATACTCTTTGTACATGTGTTACTCCTTTCATCCAAGGACGGGGGCAGACCTTTTACAGCCCACCCCCGCCTTAAAATACGATCAGTCGAGATCCGCGTACTTAGCCGCGAAGGAAGCCGACTCGTCGTCCATCACGACATAAAGCTCCTTCACGTAAGCGGAGATACCCTTCTGACCACGGATGTCGTATACCGACGGGTGAATGACCACATCTGCCGTCTTGATCGTGATGTTGTCGAGGGTGCCGACGGTGTCCTCGTTGAGGAGCTGCTTACGCCCTCCTGTGACGAGCCAGATTGCCGGAGCCCGGAACTTGTACGAGACCTTGACGCTGAGGTAAGGACGCTCGGGATCGAACTCACCATCCTGGTTCTTGCGGTACTTGACGTTCCAACCATCTCGCTCGAGATCCTCGACGAGGTTCAGAGGAATAGAAACCGAGAACTCGCGCTTACCTCCATTCTGGTTGTATCGAGTAGGCGACCCAGCAAAGTTCGTGAAGAGCAGACGAGCGTCTTCGATAACCAGATCGGAGGGGGTGTTGTTGAATGCCATGATGTTTTCCTTTCTCAGCGGCACAGTGTTTCAAGATCGACGAATTGTTCGATCGCTTGTTTTGCCTCATCGGCGAGCATCTCGGCATAAGACGTATCGACGTCCTGCTCCTGATGCATGAATCGGACCATCTCCGCTTCTTTCCAGCGGTAGCCCTTTGTCCCAACGACGGCGTCTTTGATCTCACCTTCGTTGTTCATCCGAAGGAGCTCAGCGCCACCTCGGTCCGGCTTGATCGGAACAAATTCACCGACCTTACCAACGAAGTGGCAGGCCCCATCTGGGAACTTCAGATACATCGCGGTCTTGACCTGTTTGGTCTGGGTATAATCCTCGAATTCAATCGGCTCCTTGGTGAAGAGCTTCTTGAATACATAAGGCTCCTGGAACTGCTTACCTGTAGCAGTCCATTCGCCTTCGTGAGGAAATGCATACTTCGCAATGTACACTGCCTTGTTGACGAGACACATCTTGGCGTAGGTGGCTTCATGTTCGAAGTCGTACCCATACCGCTTCCCGAAGTCCATAACCTTCTGAATATCATCAGGAGTGGCCCCGGGAATCTTGATGGAGTCTGTCTTGATATGGGCGACAGTCAGACCGAGCTCATCCTGCACATAGTGCTTGAGATCGATCATGAACAGCGCGCCTCGCTTCGCGACAATGTTGTCAATATTCCGAGGATCCCACGCAGGGTTGTCGAACTTAGCGCTCGTAAGCCCGTACATGGAGTTGATCGGAATCTTGAGAGCCTTGCCGAGTTCGTCAAGATCGTAGTTCTTCGCGATCTCAACGAGACGCCCGTCGAAAAGCTTATTCAACTCGTCCATGTCCTTATGCTTGATCGCAACACGAGCCTGCTTGAGCTCGCTGTAACGCTGAGTGTAAGTACCGAACAGGTTGAGCTGCTCGATCGATGTCGGGTGCATCGACGCAACGTCGAGGAGGGCAACATTCTCGTAATATCCAGGTTCCGAATATACGTAACCACCCTCCCCGGGATCTTCACCTCGGTAAGACGAACCCTTGAATTTGTCAAAGGTGTACCCCGGGAACATCTCGCTGAGATCAGTGTAAACGAACTTCGACTTATCAGGTCGGCGCTCCTTACCGAACACCAGAGCACAGGTGTGCTGGTTTGTGGTGTCGTTGACGCTCAGACCGGAGAGCTCCGCAAGGATCTTGCGAGCACCCCAGTCACTAGCGAGATGGTCAAACACCAGCTCAGTGGCATTGACATCGTTCTTGCAGTATTCGACAACGTCATCCCACTGATCCTCAGGAACCGGCTGGTCCCAAGGGATGTTGTTCTCCTGGTGCTTGATCCCGAGCTCAATCTCCCACTTCTTGAGAGACTGCTTCTTCGTCGAGAAGTCGTAAATATCCGCGTAGGATAGGTTGTACGCCTCACGGAATGTTGCATTCTTCTCGTTGTTAATGATGCGCTGAGAGATCTCGAAGAGCTCCGCGTTCGAATATCCGAGCGATGCAGCATACATGATGTGGTTGTCGTACTTACGGTTGTTGAATCCAATCAACCGAAGATCAAACAATGACTTCACTGCTTTGGCGGAAGGATTCGTCCAGAAATGGACAACCTCCTCTCCAGGGAATTTATAACAGACGACAAACAGATTCGGGAAGACCTCAACATCGAAAAATGCGATGCGTCCGTTTCCATCCTTAGCCACCTCAGCTTTGTCCTCAGACATGAAGTGCATCTGTTGGACCATCTTGAGACATCGATCCTTCTGATTTGTCGAAGACATTGCGAAAGAGGTCACGGCATTGCGAGCGTCTGTGACGTCGTACGTGATCCCAGACTCGTAGGCCTCGTCAAGAATGCTCTTGATGAAGTCGACATTTGGAGCAGTGTTGGCGTGCACCTCCTTACGGAGCGCCTTAGCGATTAGTGTCCTGAGATGATTCTCATCCTGAACGTGCTTCTTGTTGATCATCTTGTGCGCCTTTGCGGGGAGGTCTCCCGGATAATCCTCGATACCTCGCCCGTTGTGAAGGGACAGTCGTCTCCGAAGAGACGCGTTCCCACGGAATCGTTTGATTTCAATTCCAGGCGCATATTCAGCAGCGGTATCCTTATCGACAGGATATCGATAGATGAGGTGGAGGCCGCCGCCGCTTTTTGACGTTTCCGCATACGTCGGAGGCCAAGCAGAAGCAGCGCGAAGATTAGAATTGAGGTCTTTTTCACCGTTGTCTCCTTTCAGATCAAAATCAATGCAGATGTACTCTTCGGGCATGAGTACGTAGTGTTCGTCGATGGGGGCGATGTCTCGTAACACCGTGTCCACATACATCCAGGCCTTTTGAGGCGTGCCATTCTTTGACGAAAGCTGAGCCTTACATCCTGCAAAATGCTCGTCAAATATAGACGGTGCTCCTTGTTGCAGAGTGAGCCATGACTCGCTCTTCACAACAGTTGGAATGAGTTCGGAGCTTTCGAACTTGTCCTTGCGAAAGCCTATGAACAAACTTCGATAAGGTATGCCGTCAACCATGACCCGGTCTCGAAATTCTCGAAAGTATCGAGAAAGCTCAGTTTTGAATCGATACCTCGGCACCACGTATTGGATCCCAGTCTCATTAGCATAATCCTTATAATCCGAATACGCCTTAGCGAGAGTGACTTTGTCATCATCCCCCCAATCTTCATACATCTCCATGACGAAGTTGTAGATGGGGTTAGTTTCCGAAACCATAGTCTGAGACCGGTAATTTCGGTAATAGTTCGGTCCCAGACTACGATACACGTCGATGCAGTGCTTAGCGATAATACCGAGTTCCAGATGAATACCATCCATGACTCTAGAGTACTCGTCTATCGGTAGACGCCTTCCCGATGGCGTAACGTCAAGCAAACGCCTAGGAATACCCGAGTTTGCATCGGTGATCTTGACCGGGTTGTTGGACGCCATAATCAACATAGTCGAGATGCGCATGGAGTGCGGCTTCTTGAACTTCTCGTTGACGAGCTGAACCTCGTTCGAGATGATCGAATTCAGACGGGTGTTCGTCTCAATTCGGCTCAAGTCGCCGTCGTGTTCAATAGCCACTAGAGGATCGCTAACAAAAGATGCCAAAGCAAAAGAGTTGCTACGCTGAGCAAGAGACTCGGAGTCGAACGCAACGCTATAGTCTCCAAAGAGAATTTGCATCACGTTCAGAATCGTTGATTTACCAGAACCCGGATCACCATAGAAGACCAGAAACTTGTCGATTTTTCGACAGTCGCCTGTTAGGACTGAGCCAATACTCCACTCGATCTTCTGGCGTTCAGAGGGATCGTACAGAGTGTCGACGAGTTTAGCCCAGTTAACTGGAACCCCATCTTCTAGCGAATACGGGAGGCGATATGAGACGTGGTCTTCTCGACGAATTGGTGTGTCCGCAAACACCGGACTTCGATCAAGGGGATGATCCGTATCGATCATATTCTTGGTCCACTGACGATATCGTTTCCAGACACCATCTCTTTCTGACGCGCAGAGCTTCGGGATCATTTGCTGAGGGGCCGAATCCTCAACGAATTTTCGGACGTCATCATCAACCAGACTAATGACATCGAATTCATTCTTTGACCACAGACCGGTCTTTGGATTCCAGACAGCAACGAAGTCACCGTCTCGTAACATAATATCCCTAGAGTCGAGATTCACGAACCACGGCGCCGCCTCCATGACTCCCGGCAGACCGCGCATCGGAGAAGATTCAATTGTGTAAAAGTCCACCTCCCGTGGCCTCCTTTTTTAGTGGTACGGATCATACAAGTTGGCCCACTGAATCATTTGGGTCGTTAGCGGCATCTCGAGAGTATCCACCCCCGGTATACGGAATAATCCGCCGGTTCCGTTCCTCGAATAGGTCCTGTACATCACACGTTCTGCGATGTTCAACGCCTCATCATGGATCTCCGAAGGTAGGTACCCGTCGTCAGAATATGAACGAGCGCCCACGTTCAGAAGAATGGACTTTGTGAATGATTCCCGATCCTTATACAGCATAGCAGTCAGGGTATCGGTAATGCTCACAAAGACCTCAAGGAACGAAGCCGGAGCTTGCCTCGGCGAGGGAAAACCCGTTTCGTAGCAGTATTCATCCCTCATACGAAGGGCCTGAATGGCCTTATCTTCGTCCTCAGGAATATACCACATGAAATCGAGTTCGTCCCACACCGAAGCAAGCTCCGAGTAATTCTCGAGACACCCTCGCTTGATAAGCCAGGATGTGTAGTGCATGTCAGATCTTGTCCCAAATCATTCCGTCGACGTTGAAGTCGAGAATGAAGTTCGAGTCAACTCGAGAGTAGTCCTCGCTCGGAACTCGGTAGATGTTTGCGTCGTAGTCTCCGAACGAGACGTAGTTGTCGCCATCCTTAGAGTTCTTGATCCAGCCAACGACCGCGCCCTCACGAGTGCGGGACAGGCCAAGCTGATCGTAGACCTCGTTCAGGAAGAGGTGACCCTTACGCTCGAGACGACGGTTCGCCCACAGCTGAACGGCGGCAAGCGTCTCGGAGGTGTAGTCCTCGTTCTCATCCCAGCAGTTCGAGGACTCCTCGGTGATGATACGTGCGTAGGGCGACAGGTCTGTAATAGACGCGAGGACAGCATCAACGACGGCGGCTGCGTCAGACTTGTTGTCCGAAGAGAGGATCTCCTCAGCAGTCTTGTCGTAGTTGGGCAGCTTCGGGCGAGTGATCTTCGCAACGGTCTCCTCGCCGAGTGCGGTGACCATGGACTTCTTGTAGTCATCGAATGCGGTCTGAAGAACAGTGTATGCCGCACCAACGGCGGCAAGACGCTTCTTCGAAATCGAGTTCGAGAAGTAGATCATCGCGATTGTGGCAGCACCGGCAATCGCAGCAGGTGCGCAGGTGTGGGCGGTATCTAGGATGAAGAGAATGCGGTTCTTCATCTCGATCTTACGGACATCCTCATCGGCAATCTGGTCTGCGTTGCGGATGCACTCCTTGCGGCGATCCCAGTCGCGGCCCTCGCAGTCCTCAAATCGAGTGCCAGCTCGCCACGCGAGATAGCCAGTTGCGACGACGCCAGCAGAGGCAGTGACAGAGAGAATGGTGGGGGCGTGCTTCGAGATACGAGCCATGCCCGTGTGGAAAGCGGTCGTGATAGACATTTGAGTGTGCTCCTTTCTGAGCAAATATGTTACTTGAGGGGTTCGGGACGGTCGGCAGAGACAAGCCAACCTTCCCTGATCTGTCGGATTTCGAACGCATCGGTTGTGGTCCAACCCCAGCGTTCATCGGTGTATCGGGGCTGAATGCCAACCGAAGACATCAGGTCGGCGACAGACACCTGACCGTATTCTTCGATCTGTTCGGCAATGAATTCGATCACGTCAACAGCGTCACCGCGAGTGTCGAACACGAGGTCTTCAACATTCGTGGGCTTCGGCTGACGAGGTTCGCGACGTTCGGATCGACGTGATTCGTAGTAAGCTCGGCCTCGATCGGAACGAGAGGAACTGGAATACGACGTATATCCGGATGTATGACGACGCCTCGGGTCGACTTCGCCATACAAAAGCTGTTGAATACCCTGAGTCACCATGTCAGTGATGGCGTTCTTAGCGGCCGGGATGGCCACGTCAATAACAAGATGCTCAGCAATCTCTGGGAGATCCTGCGCGAAGAAGGTCCGAAGCGCTTCCTTGATGGCGGACTTCTTCTGGACCTTAGCCTTGGCAATAACCTTCTTCTCGGGGGAGGCCCCCTCCTTGGCTTTATCAGTGTTGCCAGGGAGGGAGACCTCAGTGGGCCGAGTGGGCTCGATGGGGACGATGTCCGTCATCAGTTTGCCTCAGCCATCTTGCGAAGCTCCTCGAGGGAGGCGTTAGGGTTCTCCTCGATCAGCTTCTTGGCCTTACCCATGATGTCGTCCGGGAAGAGGCCGGCAAGGAACCCGTTCGAGAACTTGGGATCGTTGCTGAGCTTGTCCAAAAGGGCGTCGAATGCGGGGGACGCAAGGAACGCCTTGGTCGCACGCTCATCCTTGAAGAATCGCGTACCGTCCTCCGAACGCTCACCGTAGGCAGCGCCCACGAACTCCTGAAGGAGCTTGTAGGCGTCCATGGGGGAAGCCTCGCCGCCGTTGATCATGGCGATCTTGGCAGAGAGCGGGGTACGCTGGAGCTCCATGTTCATGAGCTCAGCCTTGGACAGGTGGAAGTGGAGCTTCTCCTCCGTTTCCTCACCAAAGAAATTGATGTACTTAACCTTGATGGTCTGCATGTCAGTTGTCTTCCTTTCGAGAAGCGATGTACGCGATCGTGCCAACGGCAGCGATCAGGGGGACCAGAACCGCGAGAACATTCGCGTATGTTCCGGTCTTAGCGAGCTTGGTCTCGCTAGGCTTGGGTGGTCACTTATTCTGGCTGTTACGGTACTCCTCGATATACTTCTCAAGCTTCGGACCGAAGGTCTTAAGAAGGAGGAAGCCGATAAAGCCGGTAGCCGCGATCTTGCCGGTACCTCCACCGAGGATCTTGGTAATCGCGTTGAGGATCATCATGAAGGTGATGAAGGTGAGGATGATGATGAGCATAATGATGCTGCCGAAGGTTTCCATTGTAATGACTGCCTTTCAGTTCGGACAAAGCCTATAACCCGTGTTAGGGGTTATAGGGGGTTGAGGGGTGTCTCAGTTCTGGGACTGGGATTTCTTGTATGCCTTCTTACGGGCACGGTTGGGATCGAGGGCGCAGCAAACGCCAAAGAAGCCAAGCATGATTCCGAAGGTGTACATGGTAGGGGTCCTTTCTTGAGGGTTAGTTCTCATTAGGACTCCCGTTTTTTGTGTTTGGCCAGTATTCTGGGGGTTCAGAATACTCGATTGGCTCATCAGTGAAAGTGACCTTATTCTCCTTGGTCACGGCTCTTCAACCGATCTTGAACCAGTTCGGCTGAGGAGCAGGGGTCAGCGCGACCTCAACTGCGGGCGAACCGGAGGGCAGGAGCACCGGACGGAACTCGGGCTTGATGGTCACGCCACCATCCCAGCCAAGCTCATCACCGACGCCGGTCTCACCGACGTGAATCTGAGCGTAGAAGTCGTTCAGAGGGCAGGGGCCGAAGTTCAGCAGGTCCTCAGAGATGTTGTTGCAGTAGCCACGGATCTTCTCAGCCGTGGAACGGAAGGTACGTCCGGTGATGGCGTCCTTGCACAGGACCTCCTCATCACCGAAAATGACCATCGAGCCCTCGGGGAGCTTCTTCTCGGCAGCCTTCTTGTCTGCGGGCTTGCCGCCCTTCTTGATGACCTCGACCTGCTCGAGCACGTTCTTGCGGAGCTCGGACACGTTCATCTGAGAAATGGAGTACGCAGCAGCGAGAGCCTGGTACTTCTTGTAGGTGACATTGTGGAGGGAGACGATCGCGAAGATCGTGACGCCAAGGCTGGCCGCAGCGGGGATGTAGGTCATCCAGTTGCGCTTGGCGAAGTCCAGCAGGTTGTCGGAAACGCCGTTATCGTCGGCGATGGCCTTAGCGTGGGCCTTTCCGGAGGTGATGGCGGTCGCGACGGAGGCTGCGATGCCCAGGCCAGTGATCAGGATCTGCGGGTGGGACTTAACCCAGTTCATGGCGAGCTTGATGGTGTTCTTGATGGACATGGTTGTGCTTCTTTCTTGAAAATATGGAGGTTGATTGATGATCAGAGGTTGGCGACGTACTCAGTGAGATCGAGGCCGAGGATTGATGTTGCGGCGATCGGAATGAAGTTCGGATCCGATCCGACCGCGAGGGAGTCGACGAGGATGTAGGGCTCGTGGAGCTCAGTGTTGTCGATAATGACGATGTTCTTGGCGAACGCGTGACGGCGGTCAGTCATGACAAACCGGAACGGGACGATTGCGTACTTCACATCGGGCTTATCAGCCTCATCCCTAGAGATAAGGAGGCGTTCGCCGGTTCCGTCAATGAAGTAGATGTCTTCGTAGTTGTACGGAGCCATTCGCAGAGGCCTGACCACCTTGCCGTCGATATGCTTGCTGACGAGCACCCCGAGAGCAGTCGTCTCAAGGGTGTTCGGACGTACGGGGGTCGAGTGAGCAACCGAGATCGAGATGAGCGATCCTTCAGGAACACTGAGGTCGACTTCGGACAGGTTGAAGATCTTTCGAAGGGTCATGGTTTGGCTTCCTTTCAAATAAAGCCTATAGCCCGTGTTAGGGGCTATAGGTTGAGAGAGTTCTCAGAGGATAGTGTCACTCGTCTTCAGAGGTGTCCGAGGACGCTCGCAGACCGGCGATGGTCATAGCGCCAAAGAAGATAGCGACGGAGCTCAAGGCGGCAACCTTGGCAACCGGGACGCTCTTTTCGGCGACCGTCTTAATGCGGTCCATAAGAGGAGTCTTCGGGGTGGTCTCTTCGAGTTCGTTCGAGTTGGACATGGTGAGATCCTTTCTTGAGTGGTTAGTTCTCATTAGTATCGGGGTACTTTTTGCGGAGCTCTTCGACGAGCTCGATCACGGGGTTCTCCTGGTACTCGGCGATTGTGCCAAGTAGTTTCAGACCGAACAGTACGACGAAAGGTAGAGGAACCGCGATGATCGTCAAGAGAATTGCAAGCATGATTGACTCCTATTTTGACTTTTTAAAGCCTATACACCATGTATGATGTATAGGTGTGGATGAGATCAGTTCTCGTCGGGGTACTGCACCTTGAGGTGTAGCAGCCGGCACAGAGTCTTGTTGGCCTTCTCAACTTCTTCCGGATCGTCGGAGACGTATGCGGTCTTGAACAGAGACTTGTGGTACTCAGTGGTAGACCAGCATCCATAAGCGAGACCGATGGTCAGGGAGATGAGGGTGGCGACAGTAATGCCAGGGAAGTATTTGAACATGGGAGTTCCTTTCGGAGAGGGTTGATATTTCTCATTATTCGCTGCGTAAAAATTGCCATCAAAGCCTATAACCCGTGTTAGGGGTTATAGGAGTTGAGGGGGTTCAGTTTTCTTCAAGGTCGGGGAGACTCATGGTGAGCTTCAGGTCCTTGTTGATGAGCTCCACGCAGAGCTTGCGGAGCATCTGGTTCTTACCGTAGCAGGCGTAGTTGAACGTCTTGATGTAGAATACAGTGCGTTCAATCCTGCCGAGGTTGTAGAATACAGGTGCTGCAATCGCGAGGGTAGCGGCGGCAACGAAGGAGTAAGCGTACTTCGACATGAGAGTGGTCCTTTCAAAAAGGGTTGATATTTCTCATTATTCGCTGCGTAAAATATGTGTTAAAGCCTATAACCCGTGTTAGGGGTTATAAGGCGAGAGGTCTACTTCAGCGGTTGTAGATCTTCTTGTACTTTTCGTCAAGCGTCAAGTTGTCGTCGTGGTAGATTCGCATCTCACGATCGTAGCAAATTCGCACGCCAGAATAAATCGCCCACAAATTGTGGGTTTCATTCCTGACTTGGCGAACTTTGAGCCAGAGGAAAGTGAGTGTGCACGACAGAACAAACGTAGAAACGATTGCGAGAATGAACATGATGAGTCCTTTCAGAGTAGTGTGTTCTCACTATACGGACCGTAAAATATGCCAAAGCCTATAACCCGTGCTAGGGGTTATAGGTGGAGAGTCACTTATTCTCGGGGGTTTGGTTATTCCAGTACCCGTAAATGAGCTTTCGGTCCATCTCTCGCATTTCGTCACGAAGCTTTTCCGTGATTCGAATCGCGTTGCGGCGATCGATTACGTTAAAGTAGTGATACGAAACGATGAGGAGGATGTTGAGCACAGCTAGGATTGCGGGAATGATAAACATGGCGAGTCCTTTCAGAGTAGTGTGTTCTCACTATATGGACCGTAAAATATACCAAAAAGCCTATAACCCGTGTATGGGTTATAGGGGTTGAGGGGTTTCAGTCATTGAGGTCGTGATCAATGTCACGCATGAGGGTGTCCAGCACCTCAGCCTTAGTCTCACCTTCGGAGAGGTCGCGGTATGCGCGGACGTGCGAGGCGGCCACCTTCTTGATGGTGGTCTCGTAGCGGTCGGCAACATAGGCGAGCCAGATGTTGTAGGTGAAAGAGAGGGCGAGGAGGATGCAGACAGTGATGGTGAGTGCGTTGAACATGATGGTTCCTTTCAAAGAGGGTTGATAGTTCTCATTATTAGTTATGTAAAGTTTGTTTTAGTTTGTGTTAGTTTAAGCCTATAACCCGTGTCAGGGGTTATAGGGTGAGAGAGAGAGTCAGTGGTAGAAGACGATTTCTAGATCGCCCATTAGTTTATCCATCGATTCTTCATAGCTCTTACCTTCGCTGAGATTCGCATTTGCAGCTTGGTACGAGTGGAAGACCTGGTTGAGATGGATCTTGTAATTGCGTAGCATAAGCGCGTAGTGAATAGCGAGAGAAAGAGGGATGAGGATGGAAACATACAGAACGATGTAGTACATGGTGGTTCCTTTCAAAGAGGGCTGATAGTTCTCATTATTTGCCGCGTAAAATATAACCCAAAGGAAAAAGTCTATAATCCTAGATTTTAGGGTTATAGACTTTCGAGCAGTTCTACTTACGGAACTTCAGCATCGAAAATGCCTTTGAGGCAAGAACGTGTGTCTGCTCGTAGTTGAGGACCGCCATAAGACCGAGCAAGTACACCACACCGTTGGCAATGGTCTCGGACGAAGGCATAAGCTTTTCCTTAAGGTCATTATCCTTAACGAGCTTGTGCAGTCGTTCGAGGTTACCAACAGCAGTGGTGTACTCACTGGTCGACGGGTCCTCTCCACCGAGCCAGTTAAGCACCTCGTTCTCGAGGTCCTCAGGTTCGTAGAGGCGTTCGACGTTAGACATGGTGAGTCCTTTCGTGTAGAGTGGGTAGTACTCACTATGCCGAACGTTTTTCTTACGCCTCAGGCTTAGACACCTTCAGGACGATGGTGTCGCCATCCTTTAGGTTCGCAGGCTCAGCCGCGAAGTCCGCGTAGATGTCATCATGCTTCGTCACCACGAGATTGCCGTGCGTCTCGGGCTCGTAGTTCTTCGAAGATACTCCGAGGGACGCCCCGAGGAAGACGCCGAACGCTGTGATCGTCGCAGTTACCTCGTTGGTGTAAGGGATTCCCCACACCATGCCAGCTGCGTTGACGAACGTAGCCAGCGCCGGGATGATGATAAGCGCCACGCGCTTGAGAATATCGTAGGTCTGATTGTTCATCGGTTCTCCCTTCCGTCAATGCCGTTCGGCATCATAGGTAGATTATCTACCTGTTCGAATACGCGACGAGCGAGACCATTTCCACCAAGATCAGAATATATCTGATACTCGGATTCGTATTCTTCATACTCGTCCATTGTGATGTACCCACGCTCGATGTATGCGCGTCCGAGCATAATGAGCTGATTTCTGGAAACGGTCAGTAGAAGCTTAGCCGCATTATTATTGCGATCGGCTTTCGTTTTTGCAAATGCCCAGATTCCGGAACCGCCGAGTAAAGCAGTTACAGCTGGATTCGCAAGTTCTGCGATCTTTGTCAAATCCACTTGTCGGTTACCTCCTCGCCGTTTTCATAGAATCGATCCGGTTGGATCTTGATTGAATAATTTGTCTTGTCGCCACCGCTGATTGTTCGTTCGATGACGTAACCCGAAATAAGAATACCCATGATAGAGCACTTCACCGGACTACCAATTTCAAGATTATTGAACGTACCCACCGAAATTTCGTCGATGTCGACTTCAACCGACTTGAGTGGCTCACATCGAATTTCCTCAGTGATCTGACCCCATTCTCGGCTCAGATCCCCCGTGATACCTGCTTCGTACCGGTACGGACCTTTCCAGTCCGTGGTATCTTGCATGTAGGCACGGTTCTCATACCATGTACGAATACGCCCTCGAGATGAGATGTTCCAATATCCGTAGTCCTTATTCCGTCCAATATACCAGTGCGTTGGTTGTTGGGGTAGTCGACGGATTACTCGAGAACGTACGGAATCCAGTGAACCGAGATCGAACGGATCTTTTGACGTGCTGTTCAGCGATCTAACTTCCAGCCAGACTGTGATGTTCGAGGGGATATCGACAGTTGGTCTGACGAACGATTTGAAGAACAGTTGGTTATACAGAGCTGCTGCGTAGACGTCATCATATATACTGGCCGATAGATCGAAATCGATTTTATAATCGGGATAATCACCATATGCATTGAGCTTCACCCAGAAAGGGAACCATCTATTGGGGTCTTTATTGATGGTGTCAATCGTTCCGCTTAAAGCAATAAACGGATCGAACGTTGTAGGCCACTGCGGGTTGTTTCGGTAATAGTAATACCATCCGCCCTTATTTTTTCGTTTTAAGGCTTCCCATACCGAAACTCCGCGGACTTCAGTGACTCCCTCGGACTCGTATGTGATCTCTTCGACGATAAAAGGGGTTGGTGTGCTCCCCAGGCAACACACGAGAACTCCCGGGGGCCACGGGAATAGACCCTTACATCTGAATGTGATGGATGCTGTGTATAGACCCTCTTTGATGAGCATATCGAAAACTGGATGAGTCCTAAACGTACACATAGCACGGTCTTCGAGAACCTGAATCGTATTCGGCATATTATAGACCTTTTCGCATCATGACTAAATCCATAGCAACAAAGCAGCTACCGTAGTTTGGTATATTGAACTTGGCCGGCTGTCGAGAAAAATTCTTCATAAACGCCGAGATGTCATTAACTGAAATAGCTGGGTACGCTTCACTAGAGTAACACAACGACGACAGGGCTTGATACCCGCCCGAGATGTTGAAGAGTCGTCCACCGGTTGGGGATTTATTCATGTCGAATAATCCGTTTTCGGTCGTCGACGATCCATTCACGTACGCATGGAACTGTGTCAAGCCTCGATTGAAGATCTGATAGCCGGTGTTACCAACTGGCGGGAGACCGATACGTAACCGAATAATGTCAAGATAGCCGATCTGCGTGTACAGATTGTCGAGAATTTCTTGTGTGTTGGTAATCGACTGCGGCCAAGTCTGGTTACCCAAACCCATATACAAGCTAAACTCAGGTCCATACAAAACCGGGTTCTTGGTTGTGATCGTAAATTCAATCGTGGCAGGGCGGTCACTGTAATTGTACTTAATTTCACGGACAACGCAATCCTGCTTCCAAATTACTTTTCGATTGAAAAGTATGGAGGGTTTTGTGTACGTATTCGTTTCGTTAAGTTTGTAGTTAATCGACGGGGCCTTAACACTGTTGTCGACGAGTTGAACAGTAAGGTCACTACCATTTGCCAGAACATCCAGGAAGTATCTGGCAGGCTTTTCGGGGATGGGAACGGTTGGAGTCAAACGCACATTGATATCGATTGGCTTATCCGTAACCGTCGTCACAACGTTCCCGGTGAAGTTGTACTCCTTGTTGACACCGAAGGATCCATTAAGGATTTGAGCAACCCATCCTTCGCGTTCCTCATTTAGAGGGATTGACGCACCAATTCCGCTCGTTGGGAATATCTTGAGCATGGAGTACACCATGACGTTTACATCCTCTTCATTCGTTCGAGTTGGCGCTCAGTTTGACGGTACAGGTCATCGAGATCGAGCGCCTTTGGCGATTCGTTGTATTGGTTGAAGACCATCGGCTTCTGGTTGTTGCGCAGTTCGTCTCGAAGGGCTCGAATCTCCTGCGCTGTTTGGCTGCCATTTTGAACTGATGTTCCGACAACATCCGCATGCAGGTCATTCATCGTGAGATCTTGCAGACCATTCACCTCAGAGAGGTCGACAGTCGGCTTGATGACAGGGTTCCAATCGGTATCCAGGTTAGCCATCGCGTTAACCATGTCGTCGCCGAGGCCAGACATCGCGTCGACCGCGTCAGACTGGTTGCGGTCGATACCCTGCACAATACCAGCAACAATGAACCCAGCCGCGGTCGCGAATACACGCGAAGGCGAATGGATACCAAGAGTACTCTTAAACGAGCTAAGAGCACTCGAAGCGACATTGCGCAGCTTGTTGTAAAGGGCTCCGGCAGCTCCAGACACGCCATTGATGACGCCATTGATGATGTTGCGTCCGATGGTCCCAGCCTGCGATGTGAAATTGTTGGCCATACCCATCAGACCATTCTTGATGAATCTGATGATGGCAGAGATCAGCTTGTTTACTGCGGCTTGAAGCTCAGGTCCCTTCTGATCGATTGCATCAGCAAATCCATTGATGAACGTAATGACGGCATCCCATGCAGCATTGACGATGATCAAAGCGCTATCAGCGATACCCTTGATCAGCGCAGCGATAAGGTTTGCGCCCGACGTAGTCAGATCTGGGATCTTAGCTGTGATACCATCGATCAGAGCCTGCAACAGTGTCAGCAGAGCTTCAACCATCAAAGGTACGCATTCCTTGACCGCTTCAATCCATTCCTTCAACAGAGCCTGGTAGGCAGCGCTGAACTTAGGAATGTTCTCAACAATCGCCATGACCAACTGGTACAGAAGATCTATAACGGTATTCAAGACTTCGGGCCAGACGTTACGAAGGGTTGTGAGTAGGCCAGTCACAACCAACGTCCAAGTCTGAATAAGTTCGGGCATCTTCTGCTTGATTGTCTGCGCAAACTGACTGATGAACTGCCGGATTGCGATACCGGCCACGATGACCAATTCATTCAAAGCAGGTCCGAATGCTCGAACCAAGGATGAAAGAGCTCCAGCCATTGCGGGAGCTGCTGCCTCCACTGCCGAGAAGACGCCGATCAACGCCGCCTGGATAGCTGGTGCAGCAGCCGCGATGATAGCTGACGCTCCCGCGATCCCCGATGCGATTGCCACGAGTCCGGCACCAATAGCCGGTCCAGCTGCCGACGCCACTGCCAATAAGGCTGTAACAACGACCGCCAGAGCCGTGAACGCAGCAAGGATGCCGATGATGACTGCGCCAAGAATGCCGATAGCCAATGCCAGGGCAATTAGACCCGGGGCAGCTCCGACGGCGAGGTCCCCCGCCGCAATCAGAATACCGAGCCCGATTCCGATCGCCCAAAGGCCGTTGCTGAGAGCATCCCAGCTAAACCCGGCCGCGTTTGACAGTGCAGAGGTGAACATACCCAGAGCGAAACTCAGCAGAGTGAGCGATGCAATACCGACCATAGCACCCTGGGCTGCAAACGCCACTGCGACAATGGTCGCAACGACAAGTAGCAGTTTGCCCATAGAGCTAAGGATTTCACCCCAGCTGTGGTCCGCCATCTGTACGATTGCCCCGACTGCAATGTTCATTGCAATTGCGGTCAGGATCAAGGCTCCTGCTCCGACGATAGCCGTTGCGGGCATTAGGTTCGCAATTGCCACGAGAAGTAGGATTACAGCAGACAAACCGACTATTCCTTGGAATAGTTTATTCATGTCCATGTAACCCATTACTGCGACGGCGGCCACGAGCATCTGAATCGAGAACGCGAACGAGATCATCATCAGTGAAATGGCTGCCATTTTGCCGAGATCACTAGCGGCCTTGTTCATCAGAAGAACGAAGCCGGCCAGAATTCCCATGAGAACTCCGACAGCGATAACGCCTTGGGCAATAACCTTGATCGGGAGTAGACCAAGCGCGATAATCGGGATGGTGAGCATGTTGATTGCTGCTGCCATGAGAATCATGGTCCCGACGCCCTGGATCATGGTCTTGGAATCCTTGGACAGGAGCTTTGCAGCAGTTGTCATGCCAAGCACCAGTACCATGACAGCACCGATACCCTGCACGACAGTGCTTAGCTTCATTGACCCAAGGATGCCAACCGAGATCGACATCAAGAGGATTGCTACGGACAACGCCATAACAGCACCAATGACACCTGCGATCTGCATCTTGTTGATCTTCAGCTCGCTGATCTGAGTCAGCGCAACAAGAAGGATCTTAGTCAAGACGCCGATTGCGACTGCACCCTGAATGAGTCGAGGTGCCGGGATCATCGCGAGGAGGAACAACGAACCAGCCAAGATACCCACGGAGATCGCGATCTCTCGAAGGGCCTTGGCCTTGATGACTTCCTGCATCGACTTCAGAGCATCAGTCAGCGAGTTAAAGACGCCGGAAATCGAGTCACCGATCTTGCCGAACTTGTCGAACATTCCGCTGAACGAATCCGTGGTCTTTGTGAACTGCTCCAGCATTGTCTGAAGCGTCTTGAAGCCCATACCAAGACCGCCACCGAGCAGGATTCCACTCAAGAGATCTGAAATCGACAAGTCCTTGAGACTAGATCCGAGACCAGACCAGAAAGTCTGGATCATCGATCCCGCGTTGTCAAAAGCCTTACCGATATTCTTCTTGAAATCGCCGAAAGCCTGAGACTCAGAAGCGAACTTCTTGATATTGTCAATACCCTTGGTGAGCCAGTCGATCAGATTCGCGATAGCCTCGACAACCGACGAGCTGAATTCGACAATGCCGGTAGCCGCGGTGTATATGAATCCACCCACAACTCCGAGTGTGTCAAATGCGTCAGAGGCTGCCTTCCCGAAGGTTGACAGACCGCTTGCTGCGCCGTTCGCCTCATCACCGAATCCACCAAATATAGACTTGGTCAGATCCCCGAGCTTCCCGAACAGATCGATGATGCCGTTAATAAGGGTCCCGAAAGGTCCAAACGACTTCATCATAGTCTTGAAGCTGTCGGTGATCGTAGACAGGAAGGTGTTGTTGTTTAGATGTGTGTCAAGGTTGGCGAAGACATTATATAGATCTACGCCGAACTCCTTGACTGCCTTCGCCTGGGGCGCAAATGTCTTGGAGATAGTATCGCCGGCTTGACCGAAGGCCTTGCCAACTCCAGAGATCGAGTCCTTCATCCGCTTAGTGGATTCAGACCAGGCTTCGGCCAGCTTAGGTGACGCATCAGCCCAGAACTTCTTGATCCCCTTACCAGCGCTCTCGACAGCCCCACCAAGGTGCTTACCGATAGTCTCGCTGATCGGGAGGATCGAATCCGAGAAAGCCTTGACCTTCTCAGACCACTTGGGTCCGATAGCGTCTGCGAGCTTGGTCATGTTCTCAAGGAACCCGGTCCCAAACCCACCGAAGGTAGACTTGATCTTCTCCATCGGACCGCCGGTTCCAGAAGCGAAACCGAAGATCGCTCCGACGGCATTCGAAATCGCGTCGCCGAAGGGCTTGAAGACGTTATATGTCGCCTTCTTGATCGTCTCGATGAATTCGCCAAGCGGCTTGAGCACGGCCTCGATAACGACCTTGAGTCCATCGAAGATCGGTGTGATAGTCACGTCCGCAACCGCATACATCCAGTCCGCAAGCTTCTGGAACTTGTCGACAATCCAGTCGAGGACCTTTGCCAGGCCTCCGAGGACGTCCGTTCCCCCAAGCATCTGTCCAAACCAGTCACTGAAGACGGAGACTATGTCGCCGACCTTAGCCGCGATAAGGATCATCGGCTTGACGAAGATGCCAGCCAGGATCGTACCGATCTTGAACGCCGCCACACCAATCTGGACAATCGCCGACGCGAACCCGATGAGGACTTCAAGAACTGGCGAGAGCAATTCGCCTGCCATTTTGAATACCTTGCCGAGGTTGTTGGCGAAGTCGTCGGACATCATCAGCCACTGGGAGATCGAGTGACGGAAGTAGTACGAGAAATCGTACAGAGCCTTGCCGGCATCGCCTTGGAACGCGCTGAAGAACCCTTCGCCGATGGCCTTTAGAGGTTTGGCGATAGCGGTCCAGAGTTCACCGAGACCATACCACCATTCCTCCCAACCACCGAGTTCATCCCAGCGGTCGAGGATACCCTGAAGAGCATCGAAGAAAGTTCCGATACCTCCGTTCACAACGTCGGACACTGCGGTCCACATGGTGCGGGCTCGCTCGAAGTCACCGAAGATCGTTCGGAAGATGGAAGCCCATCCCGAGCCGAGAGCTTCTGCGGTTGTGTCGATCAGCTGCGAGAAAGTCTTGACCTTCGTCGCAGCGTCGTTAGCGGTTTCCGCCAGCTTCATGATCTCGTCAGCCTGCTGCTCCGTGTAACCGGCACTCAGCAGCTGTTCGCGAGACAGGTCACCCGTGTACTGGGTCAGGGTCTCGATCATGATCTCGGATGTCAGCCATCCGTCCTTAAGCGAGTTACGGAACGACCCAGCCTTGTCGATCATCTTGTCGACTTCGACGCCGTAGGTACGTGCCGTACGCTTAAGGGCTTCCTGGAACTGCTCGCCGCCCATACCGGCGTTCACGATCGAGTTCCAGTCTTGAAGTTTTACAGAGCCTGTCGAAAGCGCCTGAGACAGCTGATACATTGCCGTTGCGGCTTGCTCAGAAGTTGAGCCAGACATTGCTGCGACGTTCGACAGACCCTTAATCGCGGCAACCGAATCCTTCAGCCCGACACCCGCAGATGTGAACATACCAATATTGCGTGTCATCTCGGTGAACGAGTAGATGGTTCGGTCCGCGTAAGCGTTCAGTTCGTCGAGAGCTGCGTTGATCGTCGCAGTGGTCTCACCCTTGCTGAACGTATTTGCCTGAATAGTCTGAACCGCGTTAAGCTGGTTCTCGTATTCTCGGAAACCGTCCATGATGGGTCCGAACGTGAACGAGGAAAGCACCGATCCACCGGCCATAAGGGCCTTGGATGCGATGTTACCCATGGCCACGGAAGCAGCGCCCGCGAGCATGGAAAAATTAGTCGACGAAATCTTTGCTGCAGCCCCGACATTCGCTGTGGCTGCGGCTGCGGTCGTGGAATTGTTGACGACAGATGTGTTGATGTTCTTAACGCTGTCGGAGATGCTGCCCATCTGCTTGGAGGCGTCCTGAGCGGCCTTACCGACATTGTCGAGTCCGTCGGTCGACTGCTTGAAGTTCATTCCGGACTTCAGGCGATCGACGTTACGGAGAACGCCGTCGACACGGCTTGTGAACTTCGAATCGTCGAGCTCCAGGGAGACGACCTTATTCTCAATACTCTTACCCATTGATGGCCCTCCCAACCATTCGGTCGATCTCGTCGAATATAGGCTTCATCGCAGGGTTGATGTAGTCTTTACCCTGGACGTAGCCACCTTGACGCGTCCCATGTCCGTATTGCAAGATGATCGCAACGGGGACTTTGGACACGATGTTAGTGTTATACCAAACGATCTTAACGCCTCGCTTGGTCTGCTTTACTTTATACTGCCAAGAAGCAGCAGTCTTCCCTGTACCAACCGGGGTATTGGCCCGGAGGGCCGCCACACCTCGAGTACCGGCGGTTGCCAGAACGTCGCGAAGCTTCTTGTTCTTGACTTGTGTCAACCATTTTGACATGTCGAACTCAGCGTCGAACTTCATCTCGATCATGACGGCCCTCCTTTCTTGATCAGCCCCAGAGAGTTCCGTTAACCAGCTCGTACTGGAGACACTCGACCGTGCGGTAGCCACAGTAGCCATCGACGTCGAGCTCATGTCCGCGGTTTCGCAGGTGCTTCTGGAGTGCAGACACCGTATCGGGTCCGGCAATACCATCAGCCTCAATGTCGAGACGACGCTGAAGCTCTGCGATCGTGTCAGAACCGTCATGCGGGTCTTCGACCCAATCCCAGCCAGTACCAGTTCGCTCGAAATACTCTTCGTTGTCCTCGTCCTGGTCTTCAATCCAGCCGTTAGCCGGAAGTCCCATGGACGCCTGTAGAGCGTATGTAGTTGCCTTGCCCCACCACTTGTCAGTCAGGCTGTCTTCCCCGTCCGAATCATCGGAGTCATTTGCATCAGACCACTTAGGTCGAAGAACACAGTCGATTCCGAAAGAGCGCTGGCGGCGGTAGACGCCATTACCCGCGGACTGAGATCCGGCGGTCGAGGGAGATGTGTTGCCCTCAATAGTCTGAAGCCAGCCATCACCAAGGTTTGCCTCGACGATACCGACATGGTCGGTCAGTCCGTCGCGATCCCAATCGAAGAGTACAACGTCACCGCGTTGCGCGTCTTCGATGTCAACCTTGTCCATTCGAGACTTCGTGACGTCGGTGTTGTAACTGTAACCGCCGATTGCATCGATTTCTCCCGCCATGTCAAAGCACATTGAGACGAAACACATGCACCACCAGACGTTTTCAGACGGGCCAGCGAGCCAAGGCTGGTTCATACTCTTAGCGAGCCATCGACCAGCCTCAGAACCCGGCTCAGGATCGTCCGGAGCATAGTATCCGAGGCGGTAAGTGGCGTGCGACATAACGTCGTCGATCTTGCTCATATCTTACTTCCCTTCGTAGATTGCTCGGTCTCGGTCCTCATGAGGATCAGCCCCAGCGGGGGGCTGTGCGTCTGCGGGAATGTCAATCATCCTCTACTCCCTGTTCTAGCCCTACGGGCTTGGTTCACCGCCGCACGCTGAGCCGCAGAAGCCCGGGCGTCCGGCTTTTGGTTGTTTTGCTTGGCTGCGGCGAGACGAATCAGCGTCAACAGCCGATTCAAGTTCCACTTGTCGCACTCAAACGGGATACCCAACTGAGTCATGTACCAATAGATTAGTTCACTGGTCATGGTATCTCGTGGGCCACCGTTCGACGGCGGATTCCATAGAACAGTCGCCGTAGCATTGTCAGACAAATAGTCTGCTATTTTGACCTGAACGGATTGGTCGAGCCGCTTGACGAAATCTCGAGGGAGAGGGCGGTCCGACATACACTGGATGTAGTACACTAACTCTTCGCCAGTCTGTGGTGGGGTTTCCAGGAATGACCGCTTGTAGACGGATTCCCACTCGGCCACCGCGGACAGGGTATGCGTAAGAGTAACTGTAAACGGCTCCAGCGTAACAAACGTATTACTACGCTCGTCAAACCGCTCCTCTCCCCTAAACTCAAGCGTGAGCGAAATCACGCCAGAAGAGTACGCAGCTCGTTAGGCATGACCAGCGTCGGAGTGGCAGTTCCGCCACCACCAGCAGCGGTAACGCCATACAGCTTGTCAGTGAGCTTCTTGTACTTCGGCGCGTCAATCTTCGAGGAGTCGACCGTGATGACGGAGACCGGCTGGAATCCCTCAACCTGGACGGGAACGGTCGAGCACTCCCACGAGAACGAGATCGCCTCGGGAGAGTCGGAGACCGTGTTGTACGCACGCTCAGACGGTGCTGCGGTCGCGCCGTAGATGATGTGCAGCAGTTCGCCGTAAGCATCGCCCTTGGTGTCGTTACCAAGCTTCGTGCAGTAGGAGAACGCGAAGCGCGTACGCGGCTGCTGACCGAGGTTGACACCCTTAACCAGCTGAGCGGTACCATCGCAGATGGCGAACTCATCGGGGTAGGTGTAGGCCTCGATCGTGAACTTGAAGCTCGGAGCCGACATCAGGGTCAGGTACTTCAGGTTGTCAGCGTAGATGTCCGTGGACTCGTCGCCCTCAGGAGTCTCGGTGACAGTCTTCAGACCGTTCCAAGCGACACCAGTGCCGTAGCGGTTCTGGGCGTTGTCGAAGGGGAACAGAACACCCTTGTTAACGCCAGTGTGATAGAAATGGGAACCCTCTTCGTCCCACTTGATCTGTGCCATAGGATACCCTCCTTAAAGGTAAACCGTGAAGACGAAATGGTTCATTCCGTCCGAGATGTATGTCGTATCCAAAGACGAATACGGGATCTTGAGGATTTCGGCGATCGCGTCTGGCTCTGGATCCTTGGTGATGAGAGTGACCGAGTACTCCTTGGCACCCTTGTATGGTACGTCTGAAGCATGGTCAATTTCTATCTTCGACAAGTGGAAGACAATAGCCGGGTATCCAATCTTCAGGTTCTCTGGAGGTTGAAAATATACCCGGTTGTGCTTGACCGCTTGCTGAAGTAAGTGCAGGAGGTCTCTATATGTGCGCATACAGACCGCCTAGATTGATGGACAGCCGTGGATAGTTCACGCCGATGGATTGTACCTCCCATTTTGAACCCTTCCACACAACGTACTTCAGAGTCTCGAGATAGGTATTGATCTTCGTGTCCATCAGGATGCTGATCTCGTTGGTGAGACGGAGGTTGGTGCTGGTCGAAGAAGAATTGTCATTCCTGACATAGAGACTACGGATAGTCCCCTTAACCGGGAGCTCGACAAAGTTCTCGAGCCAGACACCTTCCGCCGTCTCACTCGTCATCACGAAGCCTAGCTTGCCGCTAAACCTCGACATAAGATCACGCCTTCTTGCGCGAGATCGTCAGGGCCGAGTACGGTGCCGTCAGAGAGCCCGAAAGACGGGTCTCCATCAGGTACTTGTACTGGTTAAAGTCGATGTCGAAGGACTCGGCCATACCGAGCTCCGCACCGGCGTTCGAACCGATGGTGTAGTCGCGCAGGTCGACCACAATAGCCAGAAGTTCGTGGTTGACGCCCTTGATCTCGTGCTCCAGACCCTCGAACTGAGGAATGGTGACAATCTTAGAGACGCCAAGAGCGCCAGCAAGGGACGCCTCGGTCTCGTACAGACGACGACCGTTCTTGTCCTTCAGAAGAAGCATCTTGACCAGGCGCTTTTTCGCAATGAAGAGCGTCGGAGAGCCGGAACCCTCAAGCTCGGCCGATGCCAGGACGATGTCGTCCACAAGAGTCTCATCCGTAGTGTTGGACTCGAGCGACTTGTGAATCGCATACAGGTCGTTCTCCTTGAGGATCGGACGAATTGCCTCGTCGTCGACGCGGTCGGGATCAGTGATCGTACGACCATCGCCGATGAGGATGGCGCGAGCGATTTCCTCGTTGAGCTTACCCTTCATCTCGTTCTTGAGCCAAGAAACGACATTGAAGTCGGTGATGTCGACGATGTCGTCGCGATCGAGCTTCTGCTTCTTGTAGATGGTCGTCGGAGAGGTGGTGCGGGTCAGAAGCTTGATGACCTCTTCAGTCTTCTTCTGAGCCTTCTTGGCGTAACCCTTGGCTCGGGCCTTGTCGTCACGGATGTCCGCGAGGACCGACTTGATTCGAGCGAAGGGAGAGTGCTTCGTGCCGTTCATCACGACCGAAACCCAAGACTGATCGCGGTCGAGAGTAATGGGCTCATCCGTGATGCTCTTGGCATCCGGGAAGAGGTAACCGATGTTCTCAATACCGTAATCGGCGTGCTTCAGCTCGTCAAGAAGGGTGGTGTTGTTTCGCTTGGCGGTCTCAACCAGCTCAGCGAAGGCTGCGTGAGACAGGGTGTTTTCGGAGGTCTTATCGCCCTCAAAAACATTGTGCTTCATATCTTCCTCGGTTTCTTCGTTGGTCTCTTCGGAGTCTTCAGACTCCCCATCGATGGCAGCAGCAATGAGGTAATTCACAGCCTCAAGCTGCTCTTCGGTGAGTGTGGAAAGAATCTCACCGATGGTCTTGTCCTCGCCAGAGGACTCATCTTCGGAGTCCGATTCCTCGGAGCCCTCGAAGTCTTCGTGAGAAACGTCTCCGTCACCCATTTTGATGATCGCGGAGTAGCCCTCTCCATCAGAGTGAGCCATGGTGACGTTCTCGATCGTCGCCTTTGGGTTAGCACCTTTAAGGACGAGCGACACCTCGACAATGTTGCCATGCTTGACAACATTACCGTCCTGCTTGAGGTTGTTCGCGAAGATCGACATAGCGGTAACGTCGCCGTGTTCAATTAGTTCGCGAGCATGTTCTGCCTGCTGGGATCCATTGAAGAATCCATATGCGTAAACACCCTCAGCCTTCTTCTCGAGCTGGGCGTGCCCGAGGACATTAGTCACATTGTCGTGACCGTGCTGCCAGACGAGAGGGACGACAGCCCCATCGTTCTGTTCAAATGCGTGATGAGAGATGACTCGCCCATCAGAGCACTTGATACCTGCGACGGTTGCCCACCCGTCGAAGTCGGCGACGTCATTAGGCGCTGCCATTTTGAACCTCCTGGTCGTTGTTTGACCGTTGATCCGCGTTTGCGGATGACGTATACGGATTTGCCAACTGATCCGCCTTGGGATCTGTGGACTGCGGCAAGCCGATGATCGACCTGATCTCGTTAGGCGTCATGACCTGGTTGGTGATGAACGTCTGAGCCATCGATGCGATGCTGTCGAGCGAGGTTGCCGCGAACGGATCCCTCACGTAGATGATTCGCTGACCCTGAGATCGAGCGGTCTTAGTCAAGAAGACCATGGTTGCCGACTTCGTGATTGTATCGAGAATCGGCTTGACCGTCCGGTTGTAGTAAGACAGGTTGGTCTCAGCGTCAGCCGTGCCATTGAACACACTCTCAGTGAAACCGAGAGCGTTGTAAAGTTGCTCGGATATGTACTTCACCTGATCGAGCAGATTGTTCTCAACTGGACGGTTGAGCTGTGTGATCTTCTCGGCTCCATCGACATACGCCACACCAATCTCCGAATTTCGGAGCTGCTGCTCGATAGCTTCTCGTCGAGTCTCAGCTTGCTGCTGTCGCAGTTCGCCTCGAACCGAATATGGAAGCTGAATGATCAGATCTAGCTTCTTACCGAGAGCTGAATTGTCGATAGCGTCGAGGGCGTCGAGCTTTCGAGCGAGTCGATTGGCCAAGGAGCTGTTACTAGCGGTAACATCGTAAAGTGGACTGTACACGATTGCGGCGGAATTCTTTGAGATACGAATTGTTTCTCGATTACCACTACGATCGTTATACAGATTCACATCGACTGAGTCAGTATACCAACTCTCAATTCGTCCAACGCGGAGAGAAAGAACGTCAAATGACCCTTCCTCGTTTAGAGCGGTGTCAGTGTCGACTGGAACCAGAGCTGCGCTACCAGTTTCCAGCATCGTATAGACAAGCTCGTAGATTAGAGCATTTGAGGTCTGATCGATGTTTGCCATCAGAGACAAGCATTCGTTCAGAGAAGAGTCTTTCTCACTGTCGTACCTACCATTTTGATCTACCTTCACATGGCGAATCGGAGTGTTCGCAACGTCCAACGCAATCTTGTTGTATAGCGTTTGGACCAGGTTTGTGGATCCGATAGAACGGTAGCTTGGGCGGTATTCGCTGTAGTTACTATGAGCGTAACGATCGGGGCGATCGTGCGCAAACACGTTCCAGGCCCGAGCCAACCGTGACATAATACCCATATTACCTCCTCTCGTTAGTTGAAGTCGTCGAGTTGCTGTTTGTATGCGACCCATGCATCCATAAGTGCCGCGACTGAGTCGATCTTGAGATCCATTCGTTTCTTCAAGATCTTTCGGTTGCCGTTGGTGTCTTCGAGGGTGATGGTGTTACCCATTGCCCATGAGAATAGCTCTTGGTCGAAGATGAGTCTCCGATCTTCAGCCAAACTCTTGAGTTCGCCAAGCGGAACTGACTCAGTTCGGGCGCCCTGAATGACTTTATGGATCCCATACGGTCCGTTGTCGGTTGTCCATCTTTCAACGAACTCTCTGGCGTTGTATGGATCATACCCGAATGCTCGAACGTCGTACTCGGATCTCAAGATGTATTCGTCGAGATCATTGTAGACTTCGATCATGTCCAGGATCGTCCCATCCATTACCTGGAGAGATCCTTCTCGGATGAATGACTCGTACTTTGCTCGTCCGGCAGCCGGAAGCTTGTCAAACGTGCGAGTAGTAATGTACGCTCGCGTCTTGACCCCGAAATCGCCAGTGGACAGCGGGAACAAGAACGTGAATGCACAGAAGTCGTCACCCTGAGAAAGGTCTGCACCCATGGCGCATGGCATTTGCCAGAACTCTCGTGGGTTGTGGGGGATGGTTTCTTCGTACTTGAAGAAGTATGTGTATCCCTCACATGGAATGCCGAACCGTTTTGCCAGAATGTCGTTCCTTGCAGAGGGGACATTCTCGGCTCTGGCAACATCTCGTTGGTATGTGTCATAAGACACAGTCTTTCCAAGGTTGGGCTGGGCCTTAACCCACATGTTTGGATCCCCAACCTCGGACACATCGTCAAGCCGGTAATACCAGATCGACGAGTGCGGGTCGTAGTACTCGCCCTTAAGGATCGAAAGTAATTCCATTTTGATGGAATCGCCGACGCCATTTCGGACAGTACCCTCGGATGAGACTGCAACGACGACCCAGTCGTTTAGTTTCGACGCACCCTGCTCGAGAGCAGAGATGACGTTCTGACGAACATCGCCGGATAGCCATTCGTCGATAGTATTCACCTTAGATCTCAAGCCCTGAAGCTTGTCGACGTTCATAGGGCGAACCTCAAGAAGCGAGTTCGTCGAGAAGTTCTCGATACCCTTCTTGGTTGGACAGAGCAGAGATCTATTAGCCTTGGCGCCAACTGTTGCGTGAACAGTCCCCGCCGACAGGAACTTGAACAGGGGTCCCCGACTACGTGTGATGGCAGTCTTGAACGGAGACAACGTTTCTTCGGCCTGAGGCATGGTGGGCGCCGTGGCAATTTGGTGCGTTGTGGTCGGGTCAATTGTCAGAAAGTAGGCGTGGATAAAAGCCATGTACATGGACTTGGCTGCGCCACGAGCGACGATAAGGTATTGCTTGTTAACCAAGCGTCTCTTAACGTCGACCTGGACATATCGACCGTTGTGACCGGTTTCGTCAGGGACGAACTTTGTCACTTTCTCGAAGTAGAACCACGAAAGGAGTGATTCAGCCCAGAGTTTGAACGAATCAAGAAGAGTTAGATCACTACCATCGACAAGGGTCATCTCGTTCTCACAGAAAGCGATGAACCCATCGATAGCACCATCGTCATAGAAGTATCTCGGGTTGGCAATTAGATCGTCAATCCGATTCATCTCCATCTCGATGGTGTGAGAGACCGGAATCTCTCCGGAGAGGACCTTTTCTCGAAACTTGGCATAGTACTTAGGCGTAGCGGTGTTGGATAGCGCCATGCCTACTTCTTACCAGTTGCGTTCTTAAGGATTGCGTCGAGGTTGAAGGACTCCTTGGCCATCTTAGCCACGCCCTCATACTCTGTACCCTTGAGCTTGGAATCGAGAGCTGCCGTGAGCATGTCGGTTGCCGTTCGGGCAGCATACTTCGTCAGGTTCTTTCGAGCCTCGTCGACGAAGAGATCTGCCGTCTTAGCAAGAGCGCTCCTATTTTGACTCTCGTACTCCTTGAGCTTCTCCTTGAGTTCGTAGTTCTGCTTCTCGAGATTGAGTCGCTTGTTCTGCTCAATGAGATCTGTGGACGAGAGACGTCGAGGAGCTTCCTTCCGCAGGTCGGCTGGAATACCTCCCTTAGGAACCTTCTGCTTCTCGAGTTCCTTCTGCTTCTTCTCGGCTTCCTTAGCAGCCTTCTTCTCGTCAGCAATTCGCTTCTTCTCGGCTCGCTCTGCTTCCTTCTGCTTCTTCTTGCGTTCAGCTTCAGCCTTGCGAGCTTCCTTCAGCTTCTGGTTCTCGAGCTTCTTACGAGCCCGTTCAGCGGCCTTCTCTGCTCGGGCAGCCTTGTTAGCAGCATGCTTCTGAGAAGCAGCCTTAGCGCCCTTCTTGGCGGCGGAAGCAGCCTTCTTAGCCGCGGCAGCTGCTGCCTTAGCGGCCTTCTTGAGTTCAGACTCTTGCTTCTTACGTTCCTTCTCGGCGGCCTTCTCGGCCTTGGCTCGTTCCTTTCGGAATGCCTCAGCGTTGACAGCTTCACCGATCTTCTTCTTCTCCTCGACGGACCGAAGTCCGACTCCGCCGGAGCTTTCCGTCCGCTTACGGACGCCCCACTTCATGCCGAGGACGCCGTAGTGAGACAGAGTTTCTTCGCTCATGGTTTCTCCCATCATTGAATAGTCAGTCGCCACTCCGCCTCTTTCTGCAAAGACTCAACTGCCTTGACGGCGAAGGAGGTCTGCGGCGGATCGAACATCAGTCGAACTGAGAAGTTCACATACTGACGCAGGATCCGTCCAAGAGTCGTAGTGGGGTAATCTGCCTCGGACGATAGGTCGCCAACTTCTCGATTCAGCTGAGTCGCGGTTGCCAAAGCATTGTCGATGGCATCCGTAACTTCGCTGTCGAATGAAGTGTCATCCTCCATCAACCCGAGGTAGGTCTTTGTGTCATGTAGAATCGACATTTAGCCTCCTACCATAGTTTTGTGTCACCGGGTGATCTTGGATCGAAGTCGTCGAGAGCCAACGCCTTGGTTCCGTAATGGATTGCATTATGAGTATCTCGACTCACGCAAATAAGATTGTTGATATCCCACATGCACGGGTCGAAATTCTCGCACTGACGAGGTGTTAGAGGGTTGATGTGATGCACGACAATGCCGTCGCGAATCTCATATCCCTCAAGTCCGAGATCGCATCCAAGATCTCTCGCGATAACTTGGGTGCGAGCCTCACGCCAAATATCGCTTTGGTAGAAACTCTGATTCAGCCACCTGGATCCGCCGAAAGTTTCGCCGAAAAATGCTCCGTTGAGTGAGAGATACTCGAGACGTTCTTCAAACGTGTGTAGGTGGCTGAGTTCGTCATAGCTCCGCATCTGAATCTCCAGAATATACCTTGAAAGCAGCCAGTGCTTCCTGTACCAGTTCCTCGGTGCGAGCGGCCGACTCAAGTGCCGAAACCTTGGCTCGAGCAAGAGTCGTGTCTGCCTCAAGGCGAGCCTGCTCAAGTCTTTCGCGACTGGAGCCCAGCTTGAGGAAATGAATGATCATCGAATTGCTCGCAGTACCGTCAAGAATCTGCTGAGTAGCCAATTCCATAGCAGCACTGATCGCCAATCGTTCAGCTTCCTCGGGAGTTCGAGGAGTTTTGGTCTTCTTTTTGACCATCGCGCATCCTTTCTTATACTTCGATTTG